TAGGAGTTATACCATTATGGATAACGCTAAGAGCCTAGATGCGGATATCCTCATCGCTGCACTTCTTCATGACGTCTCACGACTGCATGGATTGGTGTTCAACACTCGTAGCTTAAGATTGACCGTTAATAAGGTCAATTCCCGTCTACGCATGGAAGGTATAGGATTTCTTACGAAAACCTTGCCCCGTCTCGGTAAAGCACTTGAGAGTGCTTTAATTGGTGGTACTCCCTTGTCTGCTGCAAAGCTTGGATTTAAACCCATGCCTAACAGTGAACTTCCCATCTTTTTGGGTGAGTTCTTCAAGTTAGTACTCCTGCCGAACGGGACGCCTCTTCCACAACCCTGCGCACAAAGCGTCAAGGTAATAAGGCAAATCGCGTACTGGTTTTATAAGTACGAGCTACCCTATTCAGATGAACAAGAACAAAAGGCCCTTGCTACGCTCGAAAGAACGGAACAGGAGCTTGTTTCTACAGATCAATGTCTCCCCTCTCAAGGGGATCTTGATTTTTACATTACTAACCATCGCCTACATAGGCTTAAGCCTCATGACGGACAAGGAATACCCTATCCGTTTACTGATGGACCTATTAGCACGGATGCTAATCGGCTCACCAATGTAAAGCTACTGGAAGTAACACGAAAAGCGCAGCTTGTCCTTTCGGACATCTTCGCTTACTTCGATCCGATGGCCATTCATCCTAAACACGGTCCTGGAGCCGTCTCTACCAAAGAGACTCTCGAAAGGAAGTATTTATGGACTAATGTGTCGGACCGAATTACGGATGTCTACCCTTTCGATGCGTATTTTTGCGCATCCCTCGGGCACATCTGTGATACTGCGGCGGATTTCTCCGACGTCAGTGGTGTTTCTAATTCGGCACGTGTAGTTCTAGTGCCGAAGGATTCTCGTGGCCCGCGCGTAATCTCTTGTGAACCTCTGGATAACCAGTGGATTCAGCAAGGTCTTATGCGGGCTATTGTGAAACTTGTGGAGTCTCACGCTTACACGAAGTGTAACGTCAACTTCACGCATCAGTCACCCAACCGAATCGCAGCCCTTCACGGGTCTGCCAACGGGAGGTATGCGACTCTGGACCTAAAAGAGGCCTCAGATCGCATTACGCTGAAGTTAGTTCGCCTGCTATTCCCCCAGAATCTTCATAGATTTCTGGAGTGTTGCAGGTCCTCATCTACGGTGTTGCCGGATGGCCGAGTACTTGAGCTGTTGAAGTTTGCACCAATGGGAAGTGGTTTATGCTTCCCCATCTTGGCGCTTACTGTCTACAGCATACTCGTGTCTGGCGCACCTGACGCATATACGCGAGAGCGTATATTAGTGTACGGTGATGATGTAATCGTCCCAACGGCCTTCGCCGCAGACGCGATGATACTTCTCGAATCATTTGGTTTAAAAGTAAACCGTGATAAGAGTTGTACCGGTGGACTCTTTAGAGAGTCATGTGGCATGGACGCCTTCAACGGCACCGATGTCACCCCTGTTCGCTTGCGAACAGTGCCTACTCATCATCAATCGCCTGATGTCTATACATCTTGGATCGCTTACGCGAATTCCATGTATGATAGACAGTGCTATCGCGTCTACGATACAATCGTAGAGTGGCTGGTCTCCATCTATGGACCAATCCCGGGTGAGGATATGCATCTTGCATGTCCAAGCCTGCGAAACGCACCGGACTACAAACGGCCTTTTCGGACTCGTTGGAATACCCACCTTCAGAAGGTGGAATATCTCGTTCGAGACGTTAAGGCTCCCTCATCTGTCAGAAGTACTGATGGTTGGGCCATGCTCCTTCGCTTCTTCGCAGAAGCTGGAGACGACCTACCCATGCAACTTCGTGAGGTAGATTCAGTAGATCGGGCATCATGGAACGTTTTTTCGCTTCATGAAGCCTTTTCCGTTAGTAAGTATACGAGCCGCCGATCGAGCTGTCTCATTCGGCGGTGGCGATGAACTAAATGGTCGTGGGCTTAACCTCCCATTCGACCGGGCCAGG